CCGCCGCCGACGCGATCTGGCCGTTCTGCAGCAGCCCCGCGCCCTGCAGTCGACTAAACACCTCCTGTTCACTGTCGGTACGGCCGAGCTGCGCGCGCTCGAAGGTGACGTCCTTCAACAGTTTCAGCCTGGCCAGTTCCTCGCCGGCGGCGCGATAGGCTGCACCTTCGGCGCGTATGCTGGCGATCTGTTGGGCGCTGAGAGGGGCGCCGGCGATGCGCGCGCGCGCAATCGCCTCCTCTTCCATGCGGTACGCCGCGGCGGCAGCGCCGGTCATGCCGAGCGAATTGGCTTCCGCCGTCAGAGCGGCGGTCTGTCCTTTGATCTGATCCGTGATCTGCCGCGTTTCGGCCATCGCCGCGTTGGCGCGCACCAAACCGCGGATGGCGTCCGCAGCTTTTTTTTGTTCTTCCGTCAGGCCACCTGCGGATTTAGCGGCTTCACTCTCGGCGTTGACACCCGCCCTCAATGTTTCATTGTAAATCTGCTGCTCGACTGCAGACAGGCCAGCGATGCGCGCCTGCACCATCAGCGCGTCCGAAACCTCGGAAATGCGCCGCTTTCCCTCCTTCAGGTCCGCATTCAACTGTTGTACGGATTGCGAGGCGGTGGCGATGCCGGCTGCGTCAAATCTTTGGTCAAAGGTGTCGATCCTCGGGCCTGGCGGCCGCGCCGGGATCGCTCCATCGACCAGCGTGCCAGCACGGTTGTGTCGAGCAAGGTCGCGCAGCTCCGCTTGTCGGGCCGCCGCCTCGACAGCTCCAGCCGCCCCAGGCGCGGCGCTCGCTAAGCCGTCGAGCACGCCCTTAAGACGCAACCCTTCGGAGATCTGCCGGCCCCAGATTTCAAGAACGCTGGTGCCCGATTGCGTCACGCGGTTCCAAGCAGCACCGAGGGTGTCGGCCGCCCCAGCGTCGGCGCCCTGCACCTGGGCGCTGAGAGTCTTGAGGATCACCTGCTTCGCCTGGGCGGCTTTGCCGGCGGCGTAGAGGTCCGATGCGAGCCGCTGCTCGACGGTCGACAGTTTGAGCCCGACATCGGCCAGCGCCTCAGTGGCGTGCGTCGGGTCCTTCAGCGCGGTGGCGATCGCGCCGGCCGCGGTCTTCATGTCGGCAAAGCCGGTCGCGGCGACGTCCTTCGAGATCTGCAGCACCTGGCCGAAGGCGTCGCCGCTGACCGCCTTGAATTTCAGCAGCTCGGCCTCGATCGCGCGGATGTCGTCGATCGACTGCGTACCGTTCGCCGACAACTGCTTGGCGATCGCTTCCAAGCTGTCGACCGTTTGCCCCGACGCATTCTTGGTGACCAGCAGCGCGGCGCCCATAGACGCTTGGCGCTGCTCCAGGGCGCCATAGGCGGTCACCGCCTTGTAAGCCGCGGCAGCGGTCGCCGCGAAGATCAGCGTGCCGGCAGTCATCGCGATGCCAAGCCGGCCAGTGCCGATGGTCAGCGTCCCGACTTGGCCGATCACGCCGGCGAGCGGCCCGCCGACCAGCGATGCCTCGCGCGCCAGCAGCTTGAAGGTCGAGCGCAGGCTGCCCGTCGATGCCGCCGCAACGTCCATGCCTGCCGCCGCTCGCCGCGCCGATTTCTCGACGTTGTCGTTGGCGGTTGTGACCGGCCGCAGCGCTGCCGGCGCAGCGCCGGCCGCCTTGACCAGGTTGACGATGCCGCGCTCGGTGCCCTTGAGCGCCAGCTCGGCGCTCTTGGCATCGCCATCGATCCGCAGTGCGAGGCGTAGCGTCATTCCCGCATTCCATTGAGCACGTTACGCGCCGCCGCTTCCATCACGCGGACTCCAGCCCACAGCTCCGGTGTGATGGCGATACCCGCCTGTTCGATGCCCACGCGCGCGCCGGCATAGTCGAGCCCGATCCAGAGCGTGCCGACCGGAGCCAGCCCGCCGCCGATCGGCGTGGTGCGCCACTGCGATGCTGCCGAAAGGAATGCCTCGACGATCTCTGCATTCTCGGGCCAGACTTCGTGATCGCCACCGATCGGGCCTTCCAAGGCTTGGCGGATGGCGCTGATCTCTTCCTCGGGCATCCCGAACCGACGCGCGTCGCGCACCGCCTCGGGCTCTTCGTCATCGGACTGCGCGCCGCCACCAGTTGCCCAGCGCCGTGCAGCCCCTTTCAGTTTCCCGCTTTCGCCTTCGAGACGGCCTCGATGTAGCTGGTGATCAGAGCGACCCGGGCATAGGTCAAAGACAGCACCTGGTCGCGCACGGAGTCGCTATAAGGGATGGGCTCGCCGGCCTCATTGGCCAGGTCGTCGAGCTTGACGATCGCCGCCTCCAAAAACACGCGGGTGTCTTCGCTCTTGTCGAGATCGAGGGCGGCTTGCTCGCTCAGACGCACGGCGCGGAAGGTGGCCTTGATCGTCTCTACGCGGTGGCCGCCATCGACAGGAACCTGAACCGGCACGGCGCGCGTGAAGGTGGGGTCAGCAACAATCTTGAACATGCTCTGAAGCTCCTTTGAAGCAACGATGAAAGCGCGCCGGCGGCGATCGCCGGCGGAAAGGTTAGGTGAGTGTGATCGAGAACTGATCGTTGCCCGCGTCGGTCGGCAGCGGCGCCAGCTTGAGCGACCACATCAGGTCGCCGTTGTCGTTCTTGTATTCCTGCGGCCGGCGCACGGTGCAGACCGGACCGGCGATCGCGACCTTGTAGCCGGCGCGCGTGTCCTGTTGCACCGCGACCGCGACGCGGGCGAGCGTGTTGGCGTTGTCGAACGGATCGAAGGTCGCGAGCGGTACCGCCTCAACCTCCACCGTGAACTCTTCGTCGGAATCGACGATCTGGATTTCCTCGCGCCCGATCAGGAGGCGTGGCTGCACGTCGTTGGCCAGATCGAAAACGAAGGATTTGGTCACCAGCGAGACGCCGCCGATGGTCATGATGGGCGTGTTGACGTTGGTAGAGAGCTTGGGCGTCTTGAAGGCCGAGAAATCCGCCGCTGGCACCGCCACGTCAGTCGGCTTCGCCCAAAGCCCGGTGAACGTGAAGCGCACGACCGGGATGCCCTGCGCATTGATGGTGAACACCGCGCTGCCACGGCAGCCGAGGATCGCTTGCTTGGTGCCGCCGATGTAGAAATAGTGCGCGACGGAGTCATAGCTCACCGACACCGGCGCGTAGACGACGCTGACGCCGGCGCTCACCGTCTGCGACATGCCGCACGCGCGCAGCAGCGGCCCATAGGGCGGCGCGGTGCCGGCGGTGCCGCCGCCGACCATTTCGATGTCGTACTCCAGGATGACGTGCAGCCCGGCCGGGAACACTTCCTGGGCGCCGCGGAACGGCCGCTCAAGGTTGCGGGCGACGTCCTGGCCTTCCATCGGCTTGCAGACGACGTTGGTCGCCAGCATCGCCGCGGTCGGCGTCGGATCGACGCCATACGTGGTCTCGATCTTGGCGAGGATCAGTTTCGACTTCCAGCGCAATGCGGCCGGCATGATCAGCTTCCCTTCTTGGTGCGCGGCGTAAGCTTCGCCGCGTTGGGTTCATCGGTCGCGGTGGCGGCCGGGCCGGTGGCAGCACCCTCCGGCCCGGCCGCGCGCTCCGGCTCGGCCGCGCCGCCGGCCGGCTTGGTGAATTCGACACGCTCCAGCGTGCCGTCCGGGTGCCGGATGTAGCTGCCGCCTTCGGATGGATTGCTCATGTGATCCTCAGCTGGGTCTGGATGGCGAAATCGATCTGAAAAAACACGGTGCCGGCGTTTACGGCGATCAGCCGGCCGCGCAGCGCGCGGAAGTCGCCGACCGCATCGTCCGGTTGCCAGCCGCAGATCGCCATTAGGATCGCGTCCGTGAGCGTGGCCACGGTTGCGATCGCGCGCCTGGCCTTCGGGTCGCCGAGGGACTGCACCACAAGGATGACGCCCACGACTTCGTCGAGCGACTGCTTGTAGAAACCGGCCAGGTCCGCCTGCGGATCGCCGCCATTGAATCCGAGCGGCAGCACGAACGCTGCCTCCTTGCGCTGCGGCAAGCTGCCCTGCCGCACCAGCTCGGCGAAGTCCGCGGCCTCGTCGACGGCCAAGCCGCTGACTTCTGCCTCGATGCGCGCCTTGACTTGCTCGACCAGGTTCATGGGCGCGCCTCCGCCCGGAGCCAGTCCTCGGCGATGAGGATGATTTCGCGCTCATCGTCGTCGTCGATGCCGAGGAACGGCCGCGCCGGAATGTGCGTGGTGTGCGCGCCGATCTCGACGTCCTGCGAGAAATTGCCTTTGCCGGCCTTCACGAAGCCGGACAGCTTCCCGCTTCGCTTGTTGCGTTTCCGGTGCAGCGTCTGCGTCCGCGCCTGGTGTGTGATGTCGCCACCGAATTGATGGATCGCGGCATAGATCACGTTGGTGCCGACCTCGACGGCAGCATCGGTAGCCACGAAGGTTTGCGACTGCATCATCCGCGCGGTGTCGATCAACGTCTTGCCGCCTCCGGCGAGCGCGCGCAGTGACGGCGGCCAGGGCGAGCCGTCAGGCGCGGTGCCCGTCTCGAAACGCCGCTGGGTGGATGTTACGAGCGACGCGCCGATGCGCTCGAACATCCCGCGCGGATGCTGGGCGCGCGCGATCATTCCGCCGAGCTGCTGCAGAGCGGCGTCCTGGCCTTCGAGCCTCATGCCGACGCCGGCCATTAGACGAAACCCTTGAGGTTGTCCGGCGTGAACGGCCGCGCGCGGTCATTGGTGCGAACGCCGCTGGCGCCACTCGATGTCGGCTCAACGCCGGCGACGTCGAGCCGCACCGTACCGGCGGCGATGTCGCGCAGCATGCGCAGCGCGTCGTTGTAATCGTTGCGTACCTTTTCGGAGACGCTGTTGCGATGCATCAGGTAGATCGCGATCGCCAGCGCCAGGTTGCGCACGAGCGGCGGCGTCTCGGACAGCGGCAGCGTGTATCGGCCCTTGAGGTAGCCATCGATCGCCGCGTCGGCATCGGCGAGCGCGTCGGCGACAACGGCCGCATCGATCTCCTCGGCCGGCGGCTCGGCGCGGTCGGTCAGCTCGATGAGCATGTCCTCGCCGAAGCGCGCGATCAGCTGCCCTTGGGTCGCGTAGGTCATCGTTCGATGCCTCGCAACCTGTCGAACGCAGCGTCGACGAAGCCGAGCATCAGACTGAAACTCTTTTTGTCGACGTCTTCGGCCGGCTCCGCATCGGCGGCCAGCACGACGCTGATGACATCGCGCAGCCGCGAGCCGGCAACGAACGCGGCCCGGCCTGACTGGTATTGACGGTCATCAATCTCACTCATCGTGCGTCAGGCC